TCATCATACCATTGATGGTAACACCCTTATCAGCTGCCTCATCAATGATGGCCTGAATATCTTCCGCAACATCATGGTCGTATGCAAGATCAAGCTCGTAAGCTGTCTGACCTGCCGGTACGCCATAATCAACAGTAAGGTTAAGGTTGTTTTCCTTGATTGTAACCTTACCAGTTGCCATAAGCTCATTCTTAGCAACCTTTGTTCTTGTTACAACCTGATCTGCAAGACGGATACCATCCTGAAGAACATAGTCATAAAGCCTTGAGTCGCCCTGAACGCCTGCTCTTGTAAGTGCTCTAAGTCTCTCACTCTGATTGATCTTAACCTTGATAAGGCCTTTCTCAATGTTGTGAGTGTCAATAGGCACTCTGAAAGTCTTATTTGCCTCAGTATCAAAGCCGTGGAACTGAGCCATCACGGGGATCTGATACTCAGAAGCGATTGACTCCCAGTAAGCAACCAGGTTATCTGTCTTTTCATCACCGAAAAGACGATCAATAGGATCGTTCTGCCTTGTGGGCACCTGTGAACCTACGTCAATCCAATCCTGCTTTGCAACTTTACCATAAATATTATCTTCCCACTTCATGTGTCTGTCCCTCCTTAGTAAGGTCTTGTAACTGCCGGAGCAGTAGCAATGAACTTAAAGCCAAGAGCTGCAAGCGCTGTCTTAGCAGCAGATGCCAGGCGAACTGTGCTCTGTGCATAATATGTTTTACCCTCTCCAACTGTAGTGTCCGTAGTAAGAGTATAAACGTAAGATCCTGCACTGCCTGATCTCTCATACCAGCCCTCTTCTTTAGGATTAGCGCCTGTCTCAGGTGTAACTGCGTCATAGCTAACACCAGTTGCTGCAAGTCTGTCCTCATAGACAACTGCATTGCCGGTGATTACACTACCGGGCATATCGCCAACAGTAACATCCACATCCTCATAAAGAATGCCTACTGCGTTTCCATCGTTAGTAGGATATGCTGTGCCCATAGGTACGTGCTTTGTGCCGTCCTCTGAGGTTACTACAAGTGCGCTGTTCTGCGCAATCTGTCTTGTCTCTCTTATGATTTCCTCATCACCATTTGCGAGGAAATAACCGGGTGCATAAGTTGTACCCTTTTTTACATCACCGATAAATGACATAACTTAATCCTCCTTTGGATTTCCATAGTGCTCATTTCTGTACTGTGCAGCAAGCTGTGCTGCCCTTGAGGGCTTCTGTCCACCATCACCATCATTTGCTGGAGGGTCTGCTACATTAGCACCCTTTTTCTGCTCGGTAACAATGAAATCTGCCCATTCCTCTTTGGCACTCTCTGTCAGCTTTTCCACATTCTCGATTTTGCCGTCCTTGTCAAGCTTTAGCTCGTCAATAGTGGCCCCGGATACTTTCATAATGCTTGCAATACGCTTGTCTGAAATTCCTGCATCAATAAGGAGCTGCTTGTAAGCTGATTCCTTGGCAGTCTTGGTAGCCTTGGCCTCTGTGTCGGTCTTATAGGTATCGTACTCACCCTTTAAGGTGTTGTACTTGTTCTCCCAATCGCCGGACTCATACTCTTCAAGCTTTTTGTTGGCCTTTTCCAGGTCCTTTTCCACACTGCCTAATTCATCAAGCTGTGTTTTGAGGTTGTCCCTCTCTTCCTTGATTGCATTGACAGTCTCTGCATGTGCTGCAATGATCTCATCAATCTTTTCTGCCGGAATATCCATCGCGGCTAAAAACTTTCTTGAAAGTGCCATATAAATCTCCCTTTTCTTCGGTGGCTATGCTTTGCCATTAGATTTTTTGTTGTCTTTTCTGGGCTATGCTTTGCCCTATCTACAAAAATTCTATCCTACGTATCAAAAAATGTCAAACGTTATGCCATCTGTGTAGGATGATACACTGCCTTATGTCAAGATATGTCATGTTATGTCAATATTTCTTTTAATATGCCTGTGTAGGATGTAGCATTTACCCCCCAAATAAAATTCTATATATATACACTATAAAAATATTTACACTTTATTTTTACTATATAATCCTACACAATCCTACACATTAAAAAGAAAATATATATATAATAATATATAATAATAATAGGCTTGTATTGACATAACGTGACATAACGTGACATAAAAAAATCAATCATAACAAGTGTTATTTAAAGACCTATCCTACACACTTTTAGCCAAACTAATGTTCTAAAATTTACTTTTATCTAAGCTAATTTAGGTTAATCTAAGCTAAAAAATCAAAAAATTAAGCAAGAACAAACTAATGTTCTTGCCTTTGATAAAATTAAATTGAGCTTAAAGCTGTTTCTGCTACTGCTTTGATTTCATTTACGTGATTTACGGCACCATCCCTTAAAAAGTGCGCCTTACCTACGTTATGATGGTATCTGTCTATAAACTCAACATACGGTGCATACTCTACGTTTGTCCCCACATAGCATTCATTCTCATTACCATTGCCTATATTGCTTGAATATCGCCCTATTCTTACACTTCCTGTATTGCCTGTGGTTGCTGATTGCCCCGTGCTCGTTCTCTCTGCATGATAACTGCTGATGCTTGGAGCCTGCCCACTGACAGCGTGTGTGATACTGTTCCTTAAAAGCCCCGTGTCTACCGGGCAATCCTCTTTTGCATACCCTTCGACAACCTCGCCCATAAGGTCAAGTGCAAGTTTGATCTTTTCATCAACCGCTGCCATCACATCATCTACATGACTATCTACATGAATCTCTATATTTGCCATAGCTTAGTCCTCGCTTGCTCTACGTGCCCTTTCTTGTGCAATCTGTCCTCCATGCATTGTGGAAATATCACTACTATATGTGATTCTCTTTACACTCCCATCACTCTGCCGTATGCCTAAGATGTGGGAACGCATACTGCATCTGCAATTGTAAACTGTGTTTGGTGGTGCGCTGGAATCACCTGGATAATCAAGCTCATTCCCAAGGCCATCAATAAATGACTCATCAACCGGCACTTCCTGCCCATCCATTGACAAGTGCCAGTTACGGACACGATTATCCGGCGTTGCAATCCATACCTTGCTCATCACTACGCCTTTATCCTCATAATCATGGTATCGGTCAAGCCTGCCCCTGTTCTCTGCGCCTGTGACCATGGTACGGGCTGTTCTGATAGCCGCCGTTTTGTTATTCCCTACGATTGGTAACAAGCGCTTTGATATTTTGGGGATACTCTCGCCTTGCAAGATTCCTTGCAACACTGCGCTATTTATCTGCTTTTTGTTCCACAACATATCCTTGGCATAATTGATGTGGCGCTCTGGAATGGTATCTCTGATAAGGTTTTTAACAGTATATTCATTCCTTATCGTCCATTTTATGCCAATATTTTCAAGCTCTGGCGCAATAAAATTATAATTGGTTGCATAAATTGCCGGTACTTGGCCATTGATATAATCAGCTGCAATCTGATTGACATTGGCAAGCCTTAGCGTGGTTTCATCCACCATATCCCGATACCACTTGTTTTTTAATGTGTAATTTTGCAAGGCCTGCTGATATTTTTGCAAGTATTCTTGCTTTTTATCTGGTGGCGCTGACAGATAGGCATTGTACAGTGTGGCAAGGCGCTCTTTACCTCTGCGCATATAAGCCTTCCATTTCTCAGTAAGCTCACCCTGCGCCTGCCTGTATATCTGCTCAATGTGCTTTTCCATTACTTCAAGCCGTTTGTCCGTCCACTCTCTTGCTGCATCAGCCATTTAGTGCCCCCTTGAATGCCTTTAACTTGTCAATCAATGATTCTATCGTTTTTTGCACAGAAGCCTTTTGCTCAGGAGTGAGATGTTTAGCCATGCTTTTTAGTTTCTCAGCAAACTCGCCTATTTTGGTCACTGTCTCAGGTGTTACCTCATTAAGCGCTGCCGGTGTTATTACTTCGGGAGCCTTTTTGGTGGAAGTAATCGCCTCGGTCTTTTGCTCGGATGCAGAACTCTTAGCCTCTGAACTGCCACTGCTTGATTTCTTGCTTGATTTTGAGCTGCTTGATTTACTATTGCCTGTTGTCTTTTTGGCTGCTTTTGGCTTGGCGTATTTTGGGTCACTTCTTAAAGCTGCAAGCTGTTTGGCTGCTTTTCGTGAATATTCAACTCGGATCTTTTCTTTTTCCTCATCGGTAGTCGCTTTTTTGAGGGCTTCGTTCATTTCCTTTTTGAGCTTTTCTTTAATAAGCGCCGCCTGGATTTTGCCCTCATCATTCAGATTAGCCGTGGACGTGCCAAGTAAGGACACTGTTTTGACTTTGCCCTTGCCCTTTTTGCGGCCTTTCTTTAAGCCTTTTTTTCTGTAATTGATGTAATACTCATGTGCTTTGACGGGATCATATGCCATATCACTCAAGCTCCTTTAACAAATCCTCAAGGGTTTTAAGTAAGCCTTCAAGATCAGCGCCCTCACCCTCGGTGTCCTCAGTTTCTTCTGTTTCTTCAAGCTCTTCGCCCTCAATAGGTTCTTCCTCAAGCTCACTAAGATCAAGCTCTTCCTCGCCGGTCTCTGCGCCCATTCCCTCCATGGCCATAGCCTGTTCAAATCTCTCAGCTTCTTCTGCCTGCTTCTTTTCCATGATATCCTCAATCTCATCAGGTGAAAGGAATGGCAAGTGCTGGAGCACTGTCTCGGTATCAAGATAATCAGCTGCTGACAAGATCATCTGCGTGTCCTCAGCCATATTGGTGATTCTCGTGCGCTTAAATGATGGGCTGTCCTCTATGCCGATAAGCTTTAAAATGTGGTCTATAAAATCTGATACACACATTTCAAATCGGTCACACTTTAGGTCTATGTTCTGATAGGCTGCGTTGATTGCCGTAGCCGTGACATTTCCTGCGCTGATTTTATCGGTATCAAGCGCCATGGCATCACGATACAAACTGTCCCTAATATCTGCAAGGGCTGTCATTCTGGCATTATATGGCACTTCCATTGTGTGCGCCTCGGCTCTTGCCCCATCATCATCTACAACTGCTGCCTTAACAGTTTTCATGCGCTCAACGAACTTGGCAAGGTCAATATCATCCATGCCCCCGGCATTCTGTATCGTCCAATAAATCTGACTCGCATCATCAAGATCATTGGCAAAACCACTCTGTATAAGGTCGTAGCCGTCTATCTTTTCTCTAAGGCCTACAAGCTCGTTTTGGTGCACAAGATTAGCCCACAATGGCACAATGGGGAATCCTGGGTAATTCTCACCGTCTAAGATTTCCTCGCCGTCTGCCTCACTCTTGCCCACAATCTGCACATATGGCCTCTTGGCGTGTAATATCGTGCCCTCATCAATCTGTCCGTGCCTGTTCAAGCGCCAAATATAGTCTGTGTAGCCATCTTCCTCGTAAAGCGTAGCCCTTAAAGGCTTGCTGTTGTCTATCTGCCAAAAGCGTATGCCTGCGTGCAATGCCCCATCTTCCTCACCGATTAGAGGGACAAACTCTGTGGCCTTAAAGGTGTCTATATGGTCTAAATTCCAAAAGCCGTATGACACTGCGCCCCAAAGTGCAAACTCACCAAGCTCCATCATTACATTGTCGAATCTGTCGCCCCCAAGCTTTTCCTTGGTGCTGTCCTCATTAAAGGTTATGCCATTGCCCAAAAGATAGCTGTTTTCCTGCTCAACAAATATCTGAAAAAAGGCATTGCAGAACTTATAATTGGCACTAAAGTTATCCGGCACTGCCTCACCACTGATCGTGTACAAAAGCTTGCGATATTCCATTATGGTCACATTCCTGCGCCTGAAATAGTCGTAGGCCGTCACTGCATCCTTGTACATATCACTGCTCTTGTAGTCACTGATAGCTGACAAGATAAAAGCCGTACGCTCGGTATCACTGCCCTCTTTTAGGTCAAGCAAATCCTCATAAGTAAACATGATTTAACCCTCCTACAAAAAACTTGGTAAATTGGTATTGTAATTGCGCTGCAAGGTCTTTCTGATAATCTTTTTGGTCTTGACAAAGTATCTCATGGAATCCATCAAGTGATCATTGACTTTTATAGGTCTGTCAATAGTAGAATCCTCGTCCCACGTATAACCCCCGATTTCCTCTTTCCATGCTTTAAGTTTTGGGGACACTTTGATGTGTCCATTCTCTAAGGCATTGGCCGTCTCTCGTATGCCGTCTAAAACGTCGTTGTCTGCCGGGAGCACCTTGTATCTCTCGCCCCTCTTCCTCAATAGGGCTATAAAGGACGCTGCTGACGGGTCAATGATAGTCTGTAACTTGCCCTCGGTTTCTATGTCTGCACACCAGGCATCTATATCCTTAGCGTAGTCCTCATCAGTTTTCTGTTTGTGTTCTGCACGGCCACTGTAATAATACTCTCTTATAGCATACCATGTGTTGTCATATTTTGCCCATATCATAGCTGCAAAAGCATTCATAGTACCATAGTCGATTGACATAACGAACTCTGTGGGGATTGCATTCTCAGGCGGCTCTGCAATGGCATCTTCCCACATGGGATATATAAGACCCTCAGCAACACACCTCTCACCTAAAATATCACGCCGATACCAGATTGAACCGGGCACATATTGGCTCTCGATTTCTCGTTTTCTCTGCTCTGATATGGACAGATTGTCATGGATGGTAAAGTGCTCGTACTGATAGCCGCCTACATAGGTCTGCTTGTAAAGATCAATGTACTCCTTGTAAATTCTGTGCGCCGGATTGCATGGGTTTAAATCCCACAATACTAAAGGCCTCTGCGCTGCTACTTGACGGCCAAAAGCAACCTTAATAAAGCTTGTCCTGGAATCATCACAATCATAGTGCTCATTTATCTCTGTCGCAATCCATAAGCCATAAGAGTTACCAAGTATGCGCTTGTAAGCATCAGCTTTACCACCACCGACAAAAATAACGACTTTTTGCCCGGTCTGCGTGTTTATAAAAAGCGCCTCGTTGTCCTTAAACTTGCCCCACTTGCATCTGCCTCTAAAGAGGTTTTCAAGCCCAAAACCATTGCAAACACCGATATTAAGCTTTGCATTACCTAGCGTAGAACCTGACGCAAGGTGTATCATATCCGGGCAAATTTCAAGATACATGGCTGCAATTATGCAATGATCAATAGTCTTACCACTACGAATAGCGCCCTCAGCAACATTCATCTTGTTATTAAGGGCGCTCTTTATATAATCTTTATGTTTTTGTGAAAAAGGTTTCCAATCAATTGTTTGACGTGTTTTTGTAGGCATCACGCCTCCTGATCGTCATTTTGAGTTGCCGGAGTATCTGTCCTCAGCATTTCGGCCAAAGAACTAAGGTCCTCAACTTCCATTACTGTCTGCTCAATCTTATCTGTCTGACCAAGCATATTTTTACCCAAAAAGATAGCCATTGCAGCGCTCTTTTCAGCAAGCTTAAACTGTGTCCGTCTCAGTGAAGCTTTGCCAAACTGGCTTTCTTTTTTATATACCTCTGAAAAACCCGTCCCAAACGTACGTTTGCACCAAGCATTAAGAGTATTTGTGTCACACTCGAAAATACCGGCAATTTCCTCTTCCGTACACTGAATATGGCAAAGATTTTTAAAGGTTTTCACATCAAATTCTTTCAATGGCCTGCCGTTTGGATTTCCTGTCGGTTTTCTACCCATCAAGCTCACCTCCTTTTAAAACAATATCCTCGTAAAACGTAAGTAAGGACACATCATCAGTTTTGGCAATGGAGCGCCAAATATCGGCATCTTTAACCATCACCTCACTGTTATACTTAAAGAACTCAAACACTGCATTAGCAAGATCATCACGACTCATCAGAAAGGCAGCTCCTCTCTTTCATCACCCTCGGTTACTCTCTCAGCCTCAAGTCCCGTAAGCTGTTCCCATCTTGATATTATAATATCACAATATGTCTCAGAAAGCTCGCACATAAAGCATCTGCGCCCGGTATGCTCACACGCAATCAGTGTACTGCCACTGCCTCCGAACACATCAAGCACCAAATCGCCCTCAGCGCTAAAATCCTGAATGATTTCAGATAGCATTCTGATAGGCTTCTGAGTAGGATGGACACGCTTTTCATGCTCACCCTCACGGATCATACCATTCCATAACTGATGATAAATACGCACGGGCGTATGGAAGGAGCACCAGGCCATTTCACCATCAGCAAAAGTATTACGGATGCCGGAATCGCCACGCTTATCCCAAATAAGCCAGCCATCAGAGGGCGGTAAGAAATCTAAGAAATAATTGCCACCCCACAAGATCAGCTTGTCACATAAGCCTTGTAAAATGTCATAAGCGGCTTGTGCCGTTTCTGTGGTATCGGCTGCAACGATAGGCTCGGACACCCCACGATCACCCTTGTGATAAAATGGATAGCCCCTTCGATTGCCCCCCCTGTTTACTCGC